ATCTTACCTATCAATAGAAAGATTTGAGATTCTGATAAATTGATACTTTCATTGACTTGTCCCTTAAGAATTGCTGACTTGGCAGCAGCCATAGCCGCCTGACGAGCGCCGGGTGTATTGCCAAACGTTTGAATCATTGCTTGGTATGCAGGATGACTAGCCATCTGTTCTCCGGTAACACCTGACAATGTGCCGGACACTGTATTAGTTGCGCTAGTTCCTACATCACCCATAGATCGTGTTATTAATTTTTCTACAGAAGTTTCTATAGACTGCGGCGGCATACCTGATCCATCTAGCATTTTGTATGCCAAATCTCGTATGGCACCTTGATCGCCGGGTGCTATTTCTCCATTGGCAATTCTAGACTTAATGGCATCCATAGCTTCTTTTTCCACTGCTTGTCTAGTCGCAGACAATGTATCTTGTGCCGCACCTGCGGTAGCGTCTGATCCAGCAGTAGTAGGTGCGCCTTGCGGTGAACCTTTGAAAAGATCACCAACTTTACTTGCACCATAAGCCATTGCACCAGTAGTTACGCCTTTACCTACAGCAGTACTAAACTTCTCACCCTGTAACAATTTGTCTACCATCTTAAACAAACCTAGTGCGGCTGCACCACCAATACCTGCACCACTGATACCAGCGGCTGCAATTAATGCTGAATATATTAAACCTTGTGCTACTGGGTGTTCTTTAGCAAAGTCACGATATTTCTGTACATATTTCATTACACCCTGATCGCCACCAGTTGCTTGTTTTAATTTTTCGGCGGCTTTGTCGTACATCGCATCAACACCTTTAATAGGTCCTGAGTTCTGTGCTTTACTCACCAAATCATCATATGCTTGCTTTACTGCGCCGGCTGCGTCTTTACCTTTACCGAGCATTGTACGATTACCACCTGCGGCAGTAGCACCTTGTTCAACTTGTTTAAAGATTTGATTAATCTGATCGGCAGTTAGTTGTGCTTCACTAATCTTTTGTCCAGCACTCTCCCATAACTTGTATGTACGAGATTCTGTTAACAAGAATACACCGTCATGTTTTTGTGTTTCGTTTAAGCCTTGTAGAATATTGCTCATTTTATTTTGCTTTCTTTGCTTTTTGTGCATCGTCCCACGCTTTGTCAGTTTTAACATTGTGTTCTTTGCCGCCTGCACCAATATCAGCAATTCTTGCACCAACTTCTTTTCTAGTCTTTACTACTGCTTTGTTACTCTTATCTACATTCTTTTGTATCTTTTTGGCAAAGTCAATCTTACCTTCATATGTAAGACTACTAGCTTCTTGTTGAATTTGTTTACCTTCTAAGTATTCACGTACTGTATTTAGGTAGTCGTTGGCTTTGATAATCTTTTCTTGTACCCAGCCCTCAAGACCCTCATCTTCAGATACACTATGAATCATTTCATATACTTGTTTAGCGTTCTTTGCCGCACTGAATAAATCACTACGTGCCATTTCTACTTCATGGTCTACACGACTTTGACCATGCGGTACAAATCCAGTTTTCATTTTGCGTCCCTGTCCTGGAACTAATATGATATCATCTTCAGATAGTTCTGCTTCTTTGATGGGTTCAGGCTTTGCAGATAATTCAGTACGGGCTTCCTGCTTAGTCATATTATATTTCTTTTTGAATTCTTCGTCTTTTAACTCTTTAAGATCCATTGAAAGTTGCTTCATAGCACCTTCAGTAAGACTATTTCCATATGGACCTTTTTTCTTAGCAGTGCCGCCCATTACTTTTTTCACGGGTTCTAAACCAGATACTTGAGTACGTGTTTGAGTTTTGCCTAGTGGCATTGCTACAGTAGATACTGAGCCTGATGTTGTAGATTCTGATATTTCTGTAAAACGCATGATGGAATTCCAATATTATATAGTATTTATCAAAAATCTATATAGACAAGGAATTCCACCAAACTTGTTAGTTTATTATGCTGTTTTCCACAACTTCAATATTGTTGTGTTAGTTGCGGTGGGAAGATTAACAGTCGGAGTAGGAACTGCTTCAGGAATAGCATTACTTGCTACTTCAGTATTAGATGATATTGTAGGAGTTGGTCTTCTAACTATTGGGTTAGTTCCTGTAGCCGCGCCCGGATCAACTGTAGGTGGAGAACTAGTTGGAGGACCTAAAACTACGTTTGGTGTATTATTATAGCTATTCGCAATTGGCATAGAAAATTCCCTTGATACTTATATTTAGTCAAAAGAGAATTTTTTACCATCAGATTTTGCCGTTTGCTTTCGCTGTAGGAGGGATTCCGGCTCTGCTAGTGAGCCATCCAAATGCTTTTGCGTTCTTTTTGATTGAATCAGGATGAACATCCACTGTCAATGCTGTACTAAAACGAGGATCATTTTTTTGTTTTTCTGAAGGTATATATCCACTTGCTTCTGACATACTTCCTCGAAATTGATTATCTTTAAGACCACCATATGGGTTTGTTGCTGGTGTTTTTTCAGCCGCAAATTGCATAGTGTTGTATTCATTGACGTTATATGTAGGATCAACTTTCTGACGCTTCATACCCTTGGGTTGCTTGGGATCAACTGGATCAATATCAGTTGTCGTTAATCCGGTCTTCTCTAAATCTTTAATGTACTGGTGTTCTGTATCTTCATCACCAAATGAAAAAATAGTACTAGGAGGTCCACTACCAAAGTCGTGCTTACCTAGACCCTTAAGATTACTAATATGTTGTCCTAACTTATACCAATCATATACATCACTTACGTCTACTTTAACAGTACCTTTAGGCATAGTTGGTTTAAACTCGGGACCTGGAGGAGGACCATTTGGATCATAGTCATCGTTTATGGGCTGGTACATCGTTTCAATAGTTAACTTCTCACTATGTAACTTGTCACGCAAATCGTATAACTTAGTAATGTAACCCTGTGCTCTTAATGCTTTGTATGCTAGATTTTCAGGACCAAACTCGCCACCCTTATCTAATCCTGATTGTCTATATCTTTTAATTGTTTTAGCTATGTTACTTACTTTACTGTATTTTCTAGATTTGAGGGCTAGCTCTATTAATGTTAATAACTTTTCATATTTCGTCTTGGTGGCGGTTTGGTCAAAATTGGCTCTGCGTTTTGATGGGATTTTAAGCCAGTTATCATTTGTGAGACTGTACTCACCTAGACTTACGACTGGTTCTCTGGCGTCTTGTACATATAACTCTACTGGTATCCCGTGTATTTTTATGTCGTGGCTGTCATTGTATAATGATTTTTTTGCTGTAAATAATTCTCTGTAAACTTCATCATTTGGCAACTTACTCATATCAACTAATATGTGTAAGTCTAGGTCGCTGTTGGGTGTATAACTAAATGCGGCATTAGAACCAGATACAGTCATGTCTATTACATCTAATCCACTAATACCTAATTCTTCTAAAAAATCTTCTGCTATTATTAATAGTTGTTGTTTTACTTCAGGACGCAACCGTGTATTATTCCATAACTTAGGGTTCAATTTGTCATGGAAACTAATAGCGTCAGAGATGCGAAAGGAATCAAGTTCTTTTAAATTCATAGTGTATTTATCAAACAAAAGCCCCTTTCGGGGCTTTGTTTTATTTGTTGATTTTAGCTTCGTTGCCGTCTTTGTCAACTAGCTTAATACCTTGTTGAGTCAATTGGTCTACGTACATGGGTCCAATAGTCTTCATCAAGTGTTCTTGGTTCTCTTGGCAGAAAACATATGAGCCGCTGTGACGTAATAGTACACGCTTGTCAACCCAAATCTTACCACCTATATCACGCCAGTTTTCACAGAATGTCCAGTCTTCACTGTAGTAACGATTCTGACGAACTGCTGTATCAAAGTAAGTCTTTAAGTGTTGGTCAAATCTTGGATCTAAACCAATGTCGTTCTTATACTGCTTAACTGCAGGATGAGACTTCAATTTGTCAAATACATGCTTCTTCATTAGTAAGAAACCGGTACCTGCTTTAGATACTTCCTGTAGGCCATCAGTGCCTTCTTCTGCACCTTCAAAACCATTAACTACCCATTTAATAGGCATAGTCTTCATTGGATATAGTCCACCAATAACATCAACATCACGGTTCAATAGAACTAATAGATGCCAGGGTTCCCAGCCAATGTCAGCGTCAACAAAGAACAAGTGAGTAGCGTCTGGCATGTCCAAGAACTTTGCAGTTAGTGTATTACGTGCTCGGCTAATCAATGATTCGTTAACCATTGTTTCTAATGTCCAGTCAATACCAAGTTGACGGGCTGTGTTAGCCCACTTGATGAATGACATAAATGTTGATTCTGTCAACATACCACCGTAACATGGCATAGCAATGTGCACACGGGTAGTTTTTAGAAAGTCAACATTAACTTGAACTTGACCCTGTTGCGGGGCTTGTTGCTGTTCTTGTGCCGCTTGTTCAGCGATTTCCTGTACCTTTTCTACGGGTACAGTTTTTTCTTCAGTTTTTTTGGTTTTCTTAGTTGCCATTTGGTCCTCTTGTTAAGATAAAGATATTTACACTCTATCGAGGGGGTCAAATTATTTTTCTTCTAAGTAATCTATGGATTCGGGTATATACTTTACTAGGTCAGATAAATCAAACATGAAGGATTTAGCATAGCTGTCCATCCAAACTTCTGCACGGTCACCTTTAATTTCTGATATCTCTCCGATGCCTTTGAAATGACCTGCATTTACTTTAACCATATCACCTACACCTAATTTAGGTCTAGTAAAAATTCCACCAATATCAACGTGTCGATCACCTGCAAAGTTACCTTGATCTCCCCAAGGATCGTTTTCTACTAAACTTGCGCCGGCAATACCTGTACCTATACCTGCACTTGCTAATGTATACTTAATTGTATCACTCCAGTTTTTACCATTGATACGTGAAACAACTGTAGGAATAACTGTATTCAATATTGCTTGTAATGCTAAGTTAGTTTGTGCAGGGCTTAGTCCCATCTTCTGTGCTGTAGTTAATATACCACCGGCTAATACTGCACCAACGGTAGTAACAATGCCACCTTGAATATATGGATTTTCTTTACCCTTTTTAAAGATATCAACTAATTTACTACGAATATCAGGATCATTTGTTTTCTGTAACAATCCACGAGCTTGGTCAACATAGTCTGGTAGTTTTTCTTTGTGGATATCATTTATTACTGGCTTATAGAAATTTAATACAGCACTTGTGACTGGATCGGATTCTTTATCCTCCGCCACACCTTGTTGTTCACCCATGCCTATATCTAACATCTTAACAACGTTAGCGGCAAGTTTAGGATTTGTCTGTGTTATCGGATATAAACTCATAACCAATGCAGTCTTGCGCTTATCGTTTAGTTTAGGCCACATGTTGCGAATCTCAGTCGCACTCTGAATTCCAGGTCCAAACTCTACAGTTGGTAAGTAAGCAATGTAAGCATGTTTACTGAATGGCTGTAAATTCTTACCGGTCCATGGTTGAAAGTAAGCAGGTGTACCATCTTTCTTTGTGCCACCTGGTTTAGGTTGTTCTGTTCTATCTTTTTCACTACGCACAAAAATTAATACATCTTCTTCTGGATTATATTGACTTGTGATTTCTTCTGCTTTAAAAGGACTTTTAACTTGTACAAAATGTCCAGGAGCTACGCCAGCAAGTTTTGCTAGTTTTTCTTTGATATTAAAGGGGAAAGGTCTTGTTTTTGTGTCATTGGTAGCGGCAACATATACTTCTGCACTCGGAAATGCTTTCACTGCACTTTGATATAGTGCGGCGTGCCCTGCATGAAATGGATGAAAGCCTCCCGGCATAATGACAATTTGTTTCATATTAATAACTTAGCTTAACAAAATTAACGCCTCCAGCTTGGAAGTCTACAATCTTTGCTCTCATATAAACAAAGTTACCTGTTATATTTGTATATGTTTGTGCGTTTGAGTTATCACCGGATGAATTAGCATTTGCATCTAATTCATATACATCAAACCATTGACTATCAAGTGTTGCTGGATTTGATAGTGTAGCTTGAATTACAATATTACCTGTCATGTTAGTTAAACTAAGATTAACTGTTTGCAAGTCTCTGTTACCTAGATAGTAGGCAGCGGCTGGTTGAGCGTTCCCTACAACTGTGTAAGGTGCTCCGTTACCTGGATTCTGGTATGTAGTTTGCGGCAACAGTATTAATGTTGTAGTTTGGCTCATGCTTGAACAACCTCAACAACAACACCCGAACCAACTAGTTCCTGTGCTACTTGCTCTAATGCGGCTTGAACATCAGAACCAGCGATAGGAGAACCTTCTTCGCTGTCCTTAACGATTTTACTGAATTTGATGACTAATACATCTTCGACAATCTTTGCCATGGTAAATACTCCATTTTATTAGAGTATTTATCATTTTAGATAGGATCAGGACGTTTTTCTAATTTATAGCGTTTTCCAAGCATATCTCCGTGCAATATTGCTAGATAGCTTAAGGTGCTCTCATCATCATAGTCAATAAAGTGAGTAGCACTACTAAAACGATACCTCCACATATTAGTATTGCTTGCACTACCCTTAGCCCAATGTTTAAGCGAATTGCATGGATACAACTTTTTGTTCTTTTTAAACAATTCATGTAAATCCTTAGCAAATGAACCCTCAATACGCCTAGATTTTAAATAAACTCTATAACTATGTTTTGGTTTACGCACAAAATACCTAACCCCAACAAAATTAGATGTTTGTGCTTGTGTGATATCTATTTCAATATCAGGAATAATATTTGTAATGTCGTGTAATTCTTGTAAATCATTACTGAACACCGCAACAGTATTATGCTCAACTCTTATAGTAGAATTTTTCTTCTTTTTAATTTCGTTACGCCAGTGTAAAAATTTCTTTAATTTAGGAATATTTTCTTTAATCTCATCTCTATTGGTTTCTCCATTTATGTAACTGTAGCTGTAGCCTATTGCAGGGCCATTTAATTTGTCAACTAGTTCCTGAATATTATCTTTGATATACCATGTATACCGAACTCCCACTAGATAAAATCTAGCTCTATATTCATATTTGTTATAATAAAGCTGATCCCGATGTTCATAAAAATTAACACCGGGTATATTTTCAACTGACCTCAATAATGCCATCGTCATTCACCTTAGCTGTTAATTTGTGTGTCACTGCAAAATCAATAGTGTCACCAACAATGTTGGCAGTAATAGTAGCATTTTTAATGCGTTCAAACAATACTTTTTTACTCAGTGGTACACGAATCAATTCGTCAATCTTACGTGCTAGTGGTCTAGCACCCATTTTCTTGTCATACCCTTGTTCAGCTAGATACTCAACTACTGGTTCTGTCAATACTAAATTGATATTGTGTTTTTCAATTAATGATTTTTTCAAATCTTCAGTAAACTTAATAACAATTTTCTTAATAGCCAAGCTATCAAGTTTGTTAAACTTGCAAATCAAATCAACACGATTTCTGAATTCTGGCTTAAAGAATTCTTTCAATGCTTTATCATCTTCTCCTTGCTTGTCTTGTGATCCAAAACCAATGTTATTGCGCTCACCATCGGCACTACCTAAGTTACTAGTCATAATGATAATAGCATTCTTACAGTTAACCTTCTTACCATTACTTCCTGTAATAGTACCTTCGTCTAACATCTGTAAGAAGATGTTAAATATATCAGGGTGTGCTTTTTCAACTTCATCAAACAACATGATAGCATGTGGGTTCTTACTTAAGTCGTTGATTAAACGGCCACCACCGACTTGACTGTCACCGAAGCCAACATAACCAGGGGGCGGACCGATCAAACTAGATACTGAATGTTTTTCTCCGTATTCACTCATATCATATTTGAGCAATGGCATGTCAAGGTTCTTACTTAACAACTTAGCCAATTCTGTTTTACCTGTACCTGTTGGGCCTAAAAACAAGAAACTACCTGTTGGTTTAGTATCATTACCGATACCAGCAAAGTTAACATAGATACGTTCTAACACTTGCTGAACGGTTTCATCTTGACCATATAATTTACCTTTGATATTAATCTCAAGGTTATTGATAAGGTCAAAATTATCACCCTTCATCTTATCTGCAGGAACTCCCGTAAACTTCTCTACTTGGTCAAACACTAAGTCTTTAGTAATATGTGCACCTTTATTACCTGCAACACGTTGTTTAGCACAAGCCGCATCCAATAAGTCAATACTTTTATCAGGATTTTTTCGGTCGTGAATGTATCGTGTTGACATTTCAACTGATGCTTTAATTGCATCTTCTTGAATTTCAACACTATGAAAGTCATTCAATCGTGTGCTTAGTCCAGAAAGAATTCGAACAGTAGATTCGTTGCTTGGTTCATCAATTGAGACACGATAGAATCTACGCATTAATGCACGATCCTTCTCAAAACTTTCGTAGTATTCTTCCCAAGTAGTACTAGCAATAACTTTCAATGTGCCTTTAGTAATTGCTGGTTTAATCATATTAGCAAAGTCAACACTACCATTGGAGCTTGAACCTGCACCTTGCATAGTATGTGCTTCGTCAATGAATAAAATAGCTTTCTTTTTAGTATTCAATGCATCGATAATGGCTTTGACTTTTTCTTCAAAGTCCCCGCGATATTTGCTGCCGGCAAGTAATGAACCAACTTCTAATGAATATAGTTGATGACCTTCTAAAAATTCAGGCACTTGTTTGTCGTGCATCATTTGTGCAAGACCTTCGGCAATAGCAGTTTTACCTACACCCGGATCACCCACCATCAATACATTTGATTTAAATCGTTTAGCAAGCACATTGATAATATCATCAAGTTCTTTTGCACGACCAATCAATGGTTCAAGTTTACCTTGACTAGCAAGTTCACTTAGGTTAATAGTATATTCTTCAAGAATTTCATCTGCTTGATTTTCAGTAAGATTGCCGGCGCCTTCATTCTTATAGTGTTTTTGCCAGTACGCAACAAACTCATTCTTTTGCATACCGTATTTGAGCATGAAATAATGTGCGTGACTGTTACCTTCACTTGCAATACTTAGATACAAATCAATAGTAGTAACTTGTCTACGTCCGGTGAATAGAACCTGAGTGACAGAACGATTCATAACCCGTTCTAAACTACTTGTTTTGCGTGGAACTACTTCAGTTTCAGTAGAAACAATAGCGTGTAAGCTATCTAAATAACCAGTGATTTCGTGTGACATTGACTCAACATCTATGCCAAAGCCAACTACGCATTTAGTAAAAGATGGATGATTAATTAATGCAAGAAGTAAGTGTTCAACTGTAACATATTGATGTTTACGTTGTTTGGCATACTCAATCGATTGTTCGATAATGTTTTCTATTTCCGGAGAATTTGTCATATTGATTCCTTATTTTTAGATTGTAGAATGCTGTTAATAATTGATTCGTCAATTATATCAGGTATATAGGGTTTTAACAAGATTATTTGGTCGCCAAACTGATTGGTTCCATGTATGGGCATACCTTGTCCTGTAATTTTTAATTGTATAAATGGTTGCGTTTTAGGTTTAACTGTAACTTCAAATGTTTTACCTGAAATAGTAGTAAACTCAAACGATGTCCCTGTAATTAAATCTAATATTGATATCGGGTGATTTGATAACAAGTCATTTCCATTTCTATCATATTTTAAATGTGGTATAATTTTAAACTCTACAATAAGACTTGCCTCTTGTATGATATTATCAAATTTAACTTGGTCACCATTATGAACCCCTTTCGGAGTTTGAATATTTGCCGCATGTGTAAGTGTAGGTGTTTGTAGTCTGATAACTTGCTCTTCACCTTTGTATGACTGTTCAAGTGTTACAGTTACTGTGGTTCTAAATACTGGTTTTTGTCTCTGGCGGTGTTGATGTTGCTGATGTTGTTGCCTAAACACCTGACTCATAAAGTCTTGGAAGATATCAGGTCCACCGTTAAAATTAAAATTCTGCCCAAAGCCTTGTGGCATTGGATTGTCATATTGTTGACGTTGTTGTGGATCACTGAGAATACGATATGCTTCTTCAATTTGTTGAAACGTTGCGGTATCGCCCCCTTTATCGGGATGATGTTTACTTGCCAGTTTGCGATATGCTTTTTTAATATCGTCCGGGGTAGCATTTTTGTTTACCCCTAAAGTTACATAATGATCCATTAATCAAGTCAACGTTTAGCTTTGTAAATTACCCATTTACCAAAACAATATTCAGTATCTACACTATATACACGCCAACTAAATCTGGAAATTAATTTGGTAGTATCTTCGCGGATAAAATCAACAGTAACTAATGTATCGGCTGGCAATTTGTTTCTAAATTTTGCTTCTAAAATCATACTAACACTATGAGTATAACCTTCATCAATATTATCTCTAGTCATAATATCATTTAGAATTTTTGGTAAACAACTTATAATTAATCCGCCTTGTACTATTAAATCAATGCTATGTATAGGCCCCGAGTCTCCGGTTATTTTACCAAATTCAAGTATTTGTTCTTTGGTGAATTTTAATTGAGTTGACAAAATATGCATAACATATATTATATACTATACAATTAAAATTGTCAAACTAGTTTTCTAGTTAATTGTTCCATTACCGCAAATGGTCAACTTCATCTATTATCATAGTGTTACTTATGATTTACCTTCAATCTTTTCTTTAGTACGCCCATAAGCCGCAATACCAAGAACTGCACCCATAGCAATATGGTAAAGACCAGCACCTTGTAATGTTAATGGTTGCCATTGCATAGTAACGCTACCTTTACTCAATGCTTGCAGTAAACTCCATAATATAGGGAATACAACAAAGTCCATAGTGCAAGTTAACATATACACCCAACCCATAACTGGACGCCATTTTTTGTTAATCCAATCTGTGTTATCATTTGCTACTAATACGTCTGCTCCGCTGGCGGCATTTGTTGGTGCGGCTCCCGTGAGTACTGATTGATTTCCGGTTGATTGGTTAATGTTTTGTGTGCTTCCAAAGCCAGACGTTGACGCTCCAAAGCCTGTACTTGAACCAAAGCCTCCTGATATTGGGGGTACTGCACCAAAACCCGGACTGGATGAGCCGAATCCTCCTGACGAAGGTGAGCCAAATGCTGAAGACCCGCTTGATGATATGTTGAACTCAATTGAATTTCCTCCATATGTACTTCCTTGCGGGAATTGTGTTATTGCAGGATCAGCTGCCAATGCATCATGGTGCTCATCATCCAATGCCATTGGATTTTCAAATCCTGTTTTTTTTGGTAATATAGTTGCCATACTTATAACCCCGCCATTGCCTTAAAGGCTTTTAATTCACTATCCGGTTTGCCAAATTTCTTAATAGGTTCAATTCCAGCACGTTGACGCATTTCATTTAATTCTGAACCATCTTCTTCCTCTTCGTCCTCGTATTCTTCACGGTATTCATGCGGACTAATAGTGATTACTTCTTTTAATTTGTCTTTGTCAGCCCCATACGTTTCACCTTCAACTTCAACTGACCAATCATCTAATGATAATCCAGTCAATGTTTCTAAATCTTCTAGTAATTCTACAATACGTGATGCTGTTTTGCTTCTGCGTTCCATTTCAACAAATACTAAATATTTGCCTGGACTTAATTCACCTTCGCTAACACTAGCATCAAGTACCCAATCATATCCACGTTCAAACCAATCAACTAAATCATTGCCGGCTGCTTCACTGTTTACGATAAAAGCTAATGTTACAATATCACTATCTTTACCCATCTTTGCCGCATACTCATCTACGCTTAATTCTGGTTCAACTTGATAAACCATATCCATGTACTCTAAACCTTCATTGATAATTTGCTTATTCATAGTTACTTTCATGCAGGTGGCATTGCTGCCGGGGCCGGAGCTCCCATAGCCATATCAGGAGATTCAGCTTGTTGTTCTTCTGTCTCATTCTTATCTAAATCATCATCATAAGAATCATCTAATTCTTCCAAATCAATGTTTTGACCGGCTAAGTCAATCGTACCTTCTTTAATATCATCTAGTAATGATTTTGGAATCTCAATATACACAAACCAAACTTTCTTTGGCTTTGATTTGGGATAGCGTGTTCCTGGAATATAGTCATCGTATTCGGTGACTTCTACTGGAACTTTAACTTCAGATTTGGCAAATTTGACTTTACATCCAATCGCTACTAATCTTCTTGCACCCTTTGGATTGGGCATTAATTTGTATGGCCACATGAATACACAGGCAACACTATATCTACGTACATCAGGACCTTGAACTAGTTCTCCTAATTCCCAGTTTCTAAAGGCATATAAGTCAGCTTCGTCTAATACTCGTTCAAAGTCTAGTAGGGTGTTCATTGACCCGTCACTGGTAAAGATACCCTTAACGGTGCTAACTATGCTTACATAGTCAATGTCATTAAAAAAGTTGTCGGCGGTTTCGTGATGATTCATTAATATATTTATCTTTTATTGATTAATCAGAAGATTTGCTTTACTTTTGACCTAAGCCTAATATTTAGTCTAAATAATTGTGTTAAAAGTATGCTACTTTGACACTAAGTATTGACCTTAAATAAACTTGAGTGTTATGAGCACTCATGCTCTACAAAGGAGAATTAACTTGAGCAAAAGAAAAACTAGCGCATTACGAACTCAGCAAGACACACGGTTTGCACAAACCAAAAAAGACCATACATTTTATATGAAAGAGTCAAAAACAATAGATTTTTCACAGGCACAAAGAACAATGAGGGTTAATACAAGACCCGTTCAATTGATTCCAAAGTCCCTAAACCAAGAAAAATACATACTAGCATTGCTTGATGACAATACAGACATTGTTGTTGTCTCTGGTCCAGCTGGCACGGGTAAAACATACCTAGCTATGCAGGCTGCCATTAAGGCAATGCGTAATGGTGAATGTGATAGAAACATATTAACACGGCCTGCCGTAGGTGTCGATGACGAAAAACATGGATTCTTACCCGGAGATATCAATCAAAAGATGGAACCATGGACCAGACCTTTATTAGACGTACTGCGTGAATATTATACAGCAAAGGAAATTACCCACATGCTAGAAGAACAGATAGTGGAGATTGCGCCCCTAGCATTCTGTCGAGGTAGAAATTTCAAACATAGCTATGTAGTATTAGACGAGGCACAAAATGCAACTCCTGGTCAACTCAAAATGATTATGACTAGAATCGGTGTAGGCAGTAAGATTGTAATTACTGGCGACATAGAACAAACCGATAGAAAAACAGCCGACAATGGGCTACTAGACTTACAAAATCGATTGGGGAAGGGGGTGATACCAGGGTTGCAGTTATGCCACTTTGAACTTAAAGACGTTCAACGTCATAAGATCATTGAACATGTTCTAAAAATGTACGCATAAAAAAGGGGCTAAATGCCCCTTTTATACTTTTGTACTATCGCTATTTGCTTTTTCTAATTGGTCAATCAATGTAGGATAAACACGTTTATAATATTCACACATCTTATCCCAATCACTATCAACTACTTTACCCTCAATAACGCATTTGTCAATCTTCTTTGCTTGAAAATCTAGTATTACATTACAGGTTTGAATGTCACTAGTGCGAGTACGTTTACTAATAGTAACCATCTCATCGATTTGTCCGTTTGGTTTACGAACATATGTAATTAAAAAATATCTCATGCTGTCAACTCCACCAATGTCGCTGCCAAACTAATTTCAGGAATACCTACTAGTGGCAGATTTGCTAGACCATTACGAATCGTAATGATACTTGCATCACGCTTTTCTTGATCCTTGCCCCACAAGTCTAAGTTGTCATACATCCATTTATATGTATCTTCAATGCGTGTAGGATATAGTGCAATGTACTGCATTAATTGTTGCCTACCCTCAAGAATCTTACCAGACTTGAATAGGGTCGTTGCTTCCAACAACAACTCATGTTCGCTACTCCCCTGTGCTTGAGGGGGCAACAATACACCTGTGTTGCTATTGACTTGCAACTGATTCAAGCATTTACGCAAGTCTGGATAGCTAACACGAACATAACTGTCAAGGGTATCTAAATCAAACTCAACATTCTCAGTAACCAATACTGTCGCCGCACGTGCAGTAAACTCTGTACGATCTGGTTTTGTAATATGCACTTTGTGACAACGACTCTCACGCAATGCTGGGATAATCTTTGTCTCATAATTACAAGTAAGAATGAAACGAACTGTATCAGCGTATGCTTCCATATCGTTACGCAATGCCGCTTGAAAGTCTGGCGTTGTATAATCAGCCTCATCAAGTAAGATAACTTTGAAGCTACCAAAAGGCATAGTTTGTGCAAATGTATTGATTTTATCTTTGACGATATCAATACCACGTTCACGTGATGCATTGATTTCCATCACATCATAGTCATCAACACCCAGTTCATGTATCAACACTTTAGCAAGTGTAGTCTTGCCAGTGCCCGGATCACCACTCAGTAACAAGTGTGGGATCATTTTATCTTTGATCCAGCTACTTACTTGATTTTTTAATCGCTCGTCAACAAACACATAATCGTTTACTGTGTTAGGACGATACTTTTCTACCCAGAGTTGATTCTTCATTTTCTTAACATTTCAAGTGTGATGATGTGTGCGATACCTTGACCTAAATCCGTGTCAGCAGTAATGATATGTAGTGCATTGTCATGTCTATCAGTTTTCTCATTATACGTTGAGTATTCTAAAACATAGCCACCGTTAGCCATATGAATTGTAAAAGTCAATCCACCTCTACTATCAAGTTGTGAGCCTCTACTAATAAGGGCACGCCCTCTATGAGTTTTAGCTTCTACTAACTCATTGGTGGTGTCTTGTGGAAATATAAAGTTGTGTAATTTTGTTCGTAACCAGTTTATCATTGTGTTTCCTATATTAATATACCATATCACTCATGGTTTCATCACCCATGTATTGATCTGCTACCATTAGTATATCATTAGGATCCACTCTACGCAACGTCTTCTTACCCGTTTCATCTTCAATATCGATTCCTCGTGTCCAACGTCCGTGACTAACTAATATCCAATTACCAATCTCAAGCTCACCACCATTATACTCCGAGCCGATTGCATAAATTTGTGCCCAACGAGGTCTGATACCTGCACTTTTCATATCATCATTGGGCAACAAAATACCACCATGGGTAATACGATGTTCAAACTTCATATCAGATACAATGATATGTGCTCCAATAGGTGTAAACTTATCTCTAACTATTTTATGTGGTTCAAATGCTAATTTCTTTTCAGTCATGTTACTTCTTCTTTGCTTTGATTTCTGCTTCTTTAATTTTTTCAACTTCTAAATCATATTCCAATGATTCTTCAAATTCCCGTTCTTCTGCTGTTAATTGAGTTAAATCAATTTTTGGTTTGTCAGGTTGAATCTTTTGTACAGGAGCAGATCGTTTAGTAACATTTGCTGAACGATTACCCACTGTTTTAGAATACCCATCATTAACTTTTGACGTTACTGATTTAATCACACGTCCATGGGCATCAATAGTATCACCACGTGCATTTAAATTCTTAACGTTTCCTACTGCTCTCGTTTTTTCGTTTTTTGAACGCAGTGCATTCATGTCAACTTGTTTTCCCATTGCTGTTCTATGTGTAGCCATAATTTTCTCCTTATTTAATAAACTCGTCAATCGACAAGTCATAGTACAAACTATTTATACGGTGTACCCCTAACAAAAACAATACAAAACTTGCTACGCTAGAGCCACGACCTACTCCCCATACGATATTATGTTTACGCATTGTATCAACCAAATATTTCAAATACTGTATTAGCACAAACATGTTACGTTCTTGGAATAAGATAAGTTCTTCTCCGGCACGTTGTAACTCTGCTTCGTTAGCACATTGATCCAATACAAACTTGGCAATGTCTATTTCTTTATATTCTTTAGGCATATACCAGTTTGATTGATTATTATTGTCAAAATCTTCTATTGACAAGTTTGAATCTATGTACTCAATTAGTTCAGGTTTAGATTCAATATATAGAATATCATCTAAACTGATGTTAGATTCGGTATATGCTTTCTTTAGTGTGCGTGTTGGGTCACGCATATATAAATCGCATAAATCATTTTCACTTAGAATAAGTTGACCATATATATCAGTACGCATGACATATGTTAACACAGTTGATTGTAAAAATCAACAGTTATGGTAACTTATCAGACTCATTGGTGAAGAGTATTTCAGATGCTTTGGTTTTCTTTTCCCATTCTAGTCCAACATTTGCCCAATCATTATGTTTGACCAATCTTACAATCTTTTCTTTTTTTGTATTCTTTTCAATATTATTCATTGAAGTAGATGTTTCTAACCACCAACCTTTATTTCCAAAAGGATTATGCCTTGCTGTTTCAATGTCGTAACTGAATCTAACACTATCACTTAATTCGGATTCTAAAAAGATATCAGTTATGTTTAATCTACCTTCAGTAATATTATTCAATTTCAATATCAATAGCATAGTAATAATTTGATCGTATGGTTCTTCTGGAACTGTGCATACTTTAATATCTGCTTGAGTATATTTCTCTATAGCCTTTTTATCACTAGTTTGAACAAATACACTATTGGCTAAACTATCTTCTAAAAAGTATATAATTCTGTCCATAGCAATGTTTTGTTCTGTTATTGATTCAGTTTCTACTTCCATTGCTAGAGTTAAATTGTAGATATTCATAATGAAGCTACCTTCAAAATGAACCCCGGCTTGAAAACTAAAATCACGTTCTATTCTTGTTGACAATTTCGCCCTCTTTTTCTATGTTAACGTTCGTTTTGATATTTTGCTTTTTGAAGATTTCATCCATTTTCTTGCTGATTTGCTCACGGTAACTTTCCATTACCATTTGTAGTTGATGTATTAACGGACTATTACCCGTACGATAGGCGTAGTTTAACTTGTTCGTTAAACTTTCAATTGCCGTTTGCAATTCTTCTATCGTTTTTTCTGATAAGTCGTTAATAAAAGGATGTTTCATCCTAGATATTTATTACCAAGAAGTGAGTGCGATTCTTTTCCAGATGTCCGAACCGATGTAATATGTTCCGGATAATGTAGTATTTGCCGCCGGGGTAGCTGAAGTTAGTGCTACTGGGGAATCTGCTGTACCTGAAGTTCTACTTGCACTAACAGTTATAGATGTACTTGATGGTATAGTTTTTACGTAATATATTGCACCTGCAGTTAATCCACCAAATGCATTTGCAGTAAATGCATTCCCAGAAAATATAATTGGAACATTTAAATTAGTTGGACTAATTAAACCATGAGTAGCATTAAAATTAATTACGTTACCAGTTGCGACCGTATTACCAGCTGGTGCAATTGATACTGTAGTAGCTGAAGAATTGTATGGTGCAGTACATACATATATATAACTTACAGGATTGGCGAACATCGTGTTACCCGAAGCATTTGCACCAATTGCAACATTGGCTCCGCCGATAGTTGATGACACAGTAAATGTATTACTGGATACTACGTTTCTTACATAATATGTTGTTCCCACTACAATATTACCTGCAAGTGAAGTACCAGTGAATACTATTGGTAAATCGGTATAAAGTTGTGTGGTGTTACCAGAAGTTGTAAGAAACGGAGTTGTATTAGCAGTAGTGATTGTTAATTGATTAAATGAAGGGCCAACTGCTACCTCTCCGGCAACATCACCTTGATATCCAGTTGGTGTTGGTGTGCGTTGTTGAATCTGAGTTGACTGTCTAGGTCTATTGATTGGTTCAATATACAACGTGTTTCCGCAATCTGTTGTACTAATAATATAGTCCATTTCACTAACACCATATGGTGCTGTAACTGTTACTAGTCCACTATTAGATACGTAATTCTCTAGTGTTGTTGCACCAGTATTGTTACTTGCTATTACATTACCCGAGAAAGTAATAACTGCGGTAGCATTGGATACACTTAGTCTAACTTGAATATTACTTTGTGTACCAGTAGGAGGCCAGCTACCAAAATTGATTGTAGTATTAGCGGCTACTGTTCCATAATGTACATCTGCTAGTGAAGCATTAACCAATACAGTACCGGCTAATGCGTTACCTAAATTATAAGTAGTTGCTCTAAAACCGCGTGTGCTTGCATTACTGATAAGAGTATTAGCCATATCATTGTTTACAACTGTTCCAGTTAATGCCTGTTTAACTACAACTTTATTCTGTAGGTCAGTTAACTCAGTCGCCGCAATGTCCAAATTAGTAACGATAGAGGCAAAGTTATCTCTAAAACCCTGAGAGTTATTATTAACTCCTGGTACAGGGTAGTTTACATTGATTGGGTTGGTGTTAATTGTGCTCATTATTTTATTCCGTTATATGTATTTATTACTGTGTTTCATCCGGTAAAATTGTTTGTCTAGGGAATAACACATAAAAATCTTTACTGTCTAATGGATCGGGCACAGGTTGAGCACTAGGTAATCCAGTCCAAGCTGGTGGAGTTAAGTTGTTGTCATAATCATATGTTGCACTCTTATCTACACTAAATCTATCAATTCTAAAATTAATTTGATTCAACGTATATGGCCACTGTGCATCAATATTATCTTTAATTGCGTTGGCAAATCCTGGTTTAGTATAACATATTACCCACGCTTGAGTGTAACCTAAGGTACTTCCATTTTCCTGTTGACTTGTCATCCATAATGGTAATAGTTTACTGTTATATTCTTGTCCTAATTCTTGTGCTACACGTGTACGCATGTTATACAAACTATTTGGATACAACAGTCGTGCAAATCCCGGTGATAAACTTGTATAAAACTCTTTAGTACCTGATACAGTATCTTCTCCAAATATATAACTTGTAAATATATCAGTTACACTTGTATACCATGGACCTAAGTTTAAGTTAATTGGTCTTGGCCAATTAATTCTTATCGGAACACTTACTCCAGAAGGATTTACCAGATTATCAATGACTTCACTATATACTACTTCATAAATTATTTCACCTGCATCATTTTTTGCTACAGCAGTTTTTAATTCACCTAAAGTAATATTTCTCCAATAATGATTTCGTGTTACTGCGGCAATATATTGTTGAATATCACTGGCGTATATACCATACGCATGTTCATATGTAACATTTGTTGCTTTACCAAAATATATGTCATTAGGTCTATATAATGATTCAGTTGGTATTAATGTTTCATCAAGTAATAATGTCTCTATGATATTTCTATCTTGTATACTTGGTGCCGCCTTAATATAAAGAATGTCTGTAGGTTGACCAAACTCTTGATATACAGTAAGAGTAAAAGTTCTACTTGTTTGAACTGTAGCAAATTCAGGCGAGAATGCTTGAATTGTGAATGTAAATTCTGTACTTTCACCTATATCTAAAAACTGGTCAGTTGGTTGAGTAGCAACGAATCCGGTTATCTCACCATTACTTAATAACACTAAGTTAGGAGGCAATGACCCAGAGGTTACTCTATACTCTAGGGGTACATCTGATACTGCATTGACTTTTAATGTACTGATAACTTCATTGTATATTAATCCCAAATCTGCTGGGGTAATCCATTCAATATTACCAGTAACATCTTTACTTACATTAAATGTAAAATTAAACGGTGTAGTAGATACGTTTGGATCGTTTGGTCTATCTGCCTTATATGCTCTTACACTAAATGTAAAACTATTAATGCCCGATGTAGCTAATTCAGGAGTGCCCGTAATCCATCCAGTATCCTCATCGCCGACTAATCCTAGTGGCAAAGGTAAAGGAGAAAACTGATATTTCAACGGGTTACCATCAAAATCATATCCTAACATTTTGAATGCAAAAAAATCATCACTAGATATTGTACCTATTTGAGCAAATGAAGTTGGTTCTACTGGCGGTAATAAATAATAACCATAATACGGATCAGTGTCACTTATATCTATAGTGAGAGGTCTTGTATTCAACAATGTGGGTCTACGATTATTGGGTGGTCGACCAGGACCACCCTGATTTGTGGGAGTTTGCTGATTAATAACAGTAATAGAATATGAACTAATATTACCTCCCAATGGGCTTACTAATCTTAATACAAAATTATATGTTCTAATTGCAGGTTGACCCGATGATACTGGTGGTAGTGAAATTGACATTCCACCAGTAGCAGTTGAAACTGGAAAAGTTCCACCATTTTGAGTAGTTGATATGGTAAATGCGGACAAATTATTATCAATTTCTTTAACATAATATGTTGTTCCGGCAGCTATGCCACCAATGGGTGTAGAAAAAGTAACTGATCTTCCTACTGTAAATCCATTAGTTGATAAAACGTAAATATAATTAGTAGATGCATCAGTTGAGAATCCAACCGTTGTTATTAATGGTAATGTTACGTTAACTGTAGGTGGCTCAGGATATCCTTGGATTAGACCTGCAGTAGATAGTTCAAGTCCTGGTGGTAATAAACCTTCTTGTAATTCTACTATTACTTCATTTGTTGGATCAGGATTTGTATATTGTATACTAAGTTGTGTCCATATACTATCTTGGGTGCTGAGTAATACACCTGATGGAGTGGTAAATTGTGGTACAGCCGTACCTATAATAGTCATTGTAAAAGTTCTATCACGTATATTACCATCATTATCAGTTGCTCTAATCGTAAAAGAACTAATAGTTTCAATTATAACAAGTACAGGTATGCCACTAATTATTCCGGTTGTAGTGTTTAATGTCATTCCGATAGGTAGGGTACCTGCTAACAAAACATAACTAACAATGTTAGTTGCAGGTAATACAGGTGATGCAGATAATTGAAATACTGAAACTACACCATAAGGAAATGTTCCAATAGAACCTGCCGGGGTATTCCATACTGGTTGTGCCATATTAATGTGCGCCTAAATGTTGTAGTGCTAAGTGATAGTGATGCTTTCTATCTTCTAACCCAATTGTTCCACCATTGATACGTTTTGTTAATGTAATGAAATCATCTTTATCACAGAACTGATTTAGTTTATTGTTATCCCAGAACCAACCAGCACTTGCAACAGCACCGTTTGGTGTTTCTAAATATCTTACTGTATCTTCAATACTCATATCCAATGCTTCTGCAAATCGTGTATAGTTATCACGACCGGTCAATTGAATTAATCCACGACCTCTAAATCTAAAGCCATCGCCACTATTCTCATCACCATTCTTCATACGATTAGCATATACACGATTAGCAATCATCTCTGGCTTGCGTTCATATCGCTTTGCTAAATCTTCTGTTGGAAAGTATTTCTTAAATGTACCCATCAAGCCTTTAGCACTATAATTTAAGTTTTCAACAACAGCATTGAAGCCACCGCTTTCGTGTGCTATCTGTGCTAAAAAACCTGCGACTCTACGTGGGTTCTCAAACATCTCATAATATTCTGCTACTGTGTTTAATGGTTCAACAAAACCCTCTAATATAGAGCGTTTTGTCTTTGGACACATTGATGTTAATAATTCTATTGTTACCATTATTATTCCTATTTATGTAGTTATTGTAGTGTTATTCATCTCAATTGCACCAGTTGCAATAAAAGAAGAAGTAGTTGCCGGGGAGTATTCATAGAACGCATATCTATTTGGAGCACCGTGCAAACTATTAGTTACAGCATAATCAGTGGCTGATCCAGTACTATATGATACTATATATTCCTTAAGCATATGTTGCACCTACCGTATACCATTGAGTTGTTGTGGGAGCAATATACTGTAGTGTTGCCCCTGCTCCGTGTGTCAATGCGGCATTAGCTGCCAATGAATTAATTGCGGCACCGGATGCGGGATAAACTGCAAGATTAGTTGCACTTGAGTTTGTAATTATTATACACATGCCAGCGACTGCTGTTGGTAATACAACACCTTGACCGGCCGATACAGTAGAAACAATATTGAATTCTTTTGCAAGCACAGTAGCGGTACCTTGACTAATACCATTAGCACTAATACTAGTAGCTACCGAACGAATGTTATATGAGTTTGCAATAACGTTTGCACCAGTTATATTACCACTAGAACTCACTGATGTTAATGTACCAACACTTGTAACGTTAGGTTGTGCATTTGTTGTTACAGTACCTGCAGTAGTAGCACTTGATGCCGCACCTGTCAATGCACCAACAAATGTTGTTGATGTTACGCTAGTTAGACCGGCTACAGTAGTAACAGTACTACCTAATGTTAGTGCAGTACTACCTAGTGTTACTGCGGCATTAGCTAATCGTGCTTGGGCTAACGTACCACTAGATACGTTACTTGCGTTCAATACTGATAAGCCACTAGCGTTACCTGTAAACACACCCGTATTAGCAGTAATGTTTACACCAGTAATGGTGCCATTAACTCCTAAACCAGTTAATGTGCCAACACTTGTAATGTTACCTTGTGCCGCGGTTGTTACTGTACCTGCTGTAGTTGCAAATGTTGCATTAGCCACAGTACCGGTTACATTGGCGCCGACAAGACCAGTCAATGCTTGACCATTGCCTATAATGTTACCAACACTCACATTACCTGTAGTTGTAATTGTGTTACTACCATAGCTTGCTAAGAATGTAGCAACGTTACTATTACCATACGTACCTGCGAAACTAATTGGTGTGCCGTTAGCATAATAATAATTATCTGTTTTGATACCAAGAACAGATGCATTGCCTGTAGTACCCAATGTACCGGTGATGTTTGCACCGGTGCCACTAACGATAACAATGTTTGCATTGCCCACAGCAGAGAAATTAATATTGCCATTAGCTGTTGGGATATTTATATTACTATTTCCATTAGCTAATGGTCCTAATATATTAGCTGCCGACAAATTACCACTAAAGTTACCTGTGCCATTTGCATTGATGCCTGTACCTGTAACTACTACTGTCGTATTACCAGTAGAAGTAAGATTAATATTACTATCGGCTGTAATAGAAATATTACTATTGCCGTTTGCTAATGTACCTACAAAATTACCTGATGTAGTATTTCCTGTAACTGCTAAACTTGTTAATGTACCAACACTTGTAATGTTAGGTTGTGCCGCCGTAGTTACTGTACCGGCTGTTGTTGCTGAATTAGCAACACCATAAAATGTACCAACAAAGAAATTAGCAGTTGCAGTGTTGCCCAAATTAGCATTACCAAATTGTGTATTAGCACCTATAAAATAGCTAGCACGTACATTGCCATAGTTAGTAAACGTAACAACTTCACTAGATATAGTAACGTTGCTGCCGAATCCAAATTCACTGTTACTATTGTCCCATCCCATAAATGCAGTAACAGGTATAGTAGTATAATATTGTAATGCTGTACCTCTATCTTTACCATCATTAGTTGTTAATGGATCTCCGTTGGGACCGCCACCCAACGAAATAATAGGATCTTCAATTACTAGTGATTCAATATTAACATAAGTTGCGTTACCTAATACTGATAGGTTACCAGCAATGATTGTGTTGTTTGCAACATTTAAATTACCAACATTTGCATTACCTGTTACTGCTAGTGATGTTAATGTACCAACTGAAGTTATATTTGGTTGTGCGTTTGTAGTTAATGTACCAATTAATAAACTTGCACCGATGGTTCCACTGTTTGCATATACATTACTTGCAGTTATATTTCCAGTAACAGATAAATTAACTAGTGTACCAACACTAGTGATGTTAGGTTGAGCATTGGTAGTTAGTGTTCCCGTTATATAATTAACTGTTACTAAATTTCCTAAGTCAGCATTTCCAGTAGTAAGATTTCCTATTAGGTTTGCTCCCGCACCAGTAATAACAAAAACATTTGCATTCCCGGCTGCACTAATATTAACATTTCCGTCAACAACAGGAATACTAACATTACTGTTTCCGTTTGCAAAGATTCCAGTTATATTTCCAACTGTTGCTAGATTTGCAACAGTTAATCCCGGCGTAGATAAAATGCCAGTTACTTTATCAAATGAAAAACCTAGATTAGCACCAAATGATCCAGCATCATTAAATTGAACAAGTGTGTTAATTCCCCCTGGTGACCCGCCGCCATTACCACCACCGCCTGGGCCCCATATTAGATTACCAAGACCATTTGTTTGTAAATAATATCCTACTGTTCCACCACTAATATGAATATTACTAATCGATCCAAGATTTACATTGGATGCACCTGAAACATTAACATTAGTGCCACTAAAAGTAGCATTACTAGTAAATGAAGAATTACCGGTAAAATTAGCATTTCCAGAAACATCCAAAGAAGAAAGTATTCCTAATGCGTTAATATTTGGTTGATAAAAAGAATTAGCTGTTAATGTACCATTGAAATTTGCTAAGCCTAATCCTGGCGCGCCAAAATTAGCAGAAAAGACATTTGCTGGATCAATATCGATGTTTAATTGCTGTGAAGAACTTGTAATTGTTACATTACTTTGTGTATTATCTGATCCTCGACCTACTTTTAATGATGTAGTTGATACTTGTAAACATGCAATGTTTGCTGAAATTACAACATTACCTGTAGGATAATTAACAGTAACACCTGCTCCGGGTGTTCTGTTAATTGAAGTTACTGTTGAATTTGCATTAGTACCAAATAGTTGATTAAAGTTATCTTGTACTTTTGTAAAAGCCGTTCGTATAGCATCTGCCGACGGATCATCGGGAAAGCTACCAAAGTCTATATTTTGTTGAGCCATAGTTATCTACCTAGTTATAAAGTATTTATCGTTTTTTAAGAATCGTTAGCCCAAAAAAATACCCGACTATTGCCGGGTATCTTATATTAGCTAGTATTAAATACCTGCTAGTTTTTTCCAGTCATTAACTGATTCATTCAACATTTTTGATTCGTTAATGTCTGTTGTACTGTGAGATACCATACGATTCATTTGAGTACCAAGAACAGGGATAGTTGTTTGACCAGTTTGCTTACGCTTGTTCAAACCACCACTGATGATGTTCATCATAAAGTCAATGTCAGCTTCAAATGATGCGTCGGTGCCGTTTTTACCGGCTTCGTTAGCCCACTCGTCAATCTTTTCTTTTTTGTCTTTCTTATCATCATACTCAATGTCTTTTTTGACTTTTTTGCCGGCTTCTTCTGCCTTGTCATCATCTTTACCTTTATGATCTTCATCATATTCGATATCTTTGGCAACTTTTTTAGCGGCTCTTTCTGCTTTGTCATCTTTCTCACTAGTAGATTCTTCAGACAACATTGCTAGTTTTTTGTAAAGATTAAAGAAACTTGATTCTGACATTTTTTCTTTCTGTTCTTCTTCCTCACCGGCTTCTTCACCTGTTTCATCTTCGGCTTCATTAGTGGGGCTTGAATATATTTTAGCCTCTTCTTCGTCTGCTGCCGCATCCGCTGTTGCTAATGCTTTGTCACTACCTACTTGACCTGCAACATCAGTATCAGTATTATCAGCACCACTATCAGGAGGATTATCTTCAGCTACATTGTATAATTGTTGGTCTTCTGATTCAACTTCATCAACCATTTCTTTTGATTCACATGAATGACCAGCTTCCATCATTCCACCGCATGATTCACATGTTTCTTCAGGACCATGCTCATCACCGTGACCTTCTTCATTCTCGTAATCACCGCCTGATACTTCTTCGCCAGCACCGGATAATTTTTTCATTAAAGCCATCATGCCGTCATGGTCATCTACTACACTGATACCACCTGGTGCATTACCACCTTGTGGAGCACCATAACCATTTTGTTCTTCACCACCAAACAAGCCTAAACCTGCTGATTTAATTATTGATAACAATTGTTCTGCTTCACCATCTTGTGCTGATACACTTACTGAATCAGGTGCGCCTTGTTGACCTTTACTAATAGAAACAGTCATACCTTCAGCAACATCTTCTTTACTTTCTAGTAAAGCATTTAATTGATTGTCTAATGCTTCAAAAGCAAATTCATCTAGTACATCACTATCATTGAAAGTTTGACCAAACGCCTTAAATGTATCACCGGAAGTCTTTGCCGCCTGTTGTTTCATATAAGAAGTTTTATCCATTTCGTACATGTCATCTTCCATAGCAGGAGTACGTGCGCCATAGCTAGCCATGTTTTCTACTTCATTACCCATCTCACCTACCAAACCTCGAATTGGCATTTGACCATAGCACTCATCTAGACCTTCTTTGTAGCCTTCATGGTAGTGTCTTGCTTCTTCCATGTCTTCGTAATTTTTACCGCAATGTGAGTTACCTTTAAGGCCATCGTGTTTGCCTTTTAATTTGGCAGCTAATAAGTTTTCGTTCATACTTTCTTTAACTTTCTTTTTCTTTAAATCGTTTTTACCCTTGCCATCTTCAGCGTAGTCAGGGATGCCGTTCTTGTTAGCATCTGGCTTCTTAGCTTCAAATTGTTGACTACGACCAGCGCCCAAACCCGCGCCCATGTCGCCATCGTGTGTTGGCATTTCGGCTTCTTTTATTTTCTTCATTTGTGCGCCTGCAATTTTTGTTGCGGCTTCTTTACCATACTTAGGTGTTAGTTTACGAACTAGTGCGTCAAAGCCTGTAGTAGCATTGTTGTGCTTACCAATGTCTTTTTCATCTAGAGTGCGAGTGTTCATATTGATACGATTAGTCATGTGTGTCATTGGATCTTTACGCTGTGTAGCTTGTGACATTTGACTCGGTTTCTGTGCGTCACGCTTTGCGGCTGCTGACTGAATAGTACCTGGACTTAATTCTTTAAGTTCTTCACCACCACCAATAGTAATATCACCTTTTTCAAAGGCTGCGGCGGCTTGAGGATTTTTTGCAGTAGCTACAACTTTGCCAGTTGCATCTTTAACTGCTACTGCTCCCGGCATAGGAGCAGTTGAATAACCTTCTTCATTCAATGCTTTATCTAATTGGTCAAAGTATTCTTTTAAACTATGCTTAGTAGTTTTCTTTTTATCATATTTAGGTAACTTAACATCTTTACCTGCCTTAACACCAAATGCACTGAAGTCATACTTCTTGTCTTCACCTGATGTTGACGTAGCTTTCTTGGGACGCCCCTTACCTCTTTTTTCAGTAGAAACAGGCTTTACTTTATTGCCTTCTTCATCTTCGTCATCTTTACGACCATAGCCACCAGGTTCAGCAGTGTGCTTTAAACCAGTTTTTGTTTTTTCTGTAGCTTCGTTCAACTGGTCTAGTTGTGATAATAAACTTTTGAAATCCATTTTGTTATTCCTTTAATTATTTTCTTGCGCCAGTTGCTGGCTTTGCTGGACGAGTAATTGTACTCATAGGACTCTTGTCACCCATCTTTTTGTCATCCAAATAAGGCTTGAATGGATCAAATGAATCTGGTGTTTCCTTACCTGCATAAGGAATATTAATCATGCTATCTTTAGTCTGATCTTTAATTGATTGTAAGTATGAATCGCCATATGCTTTACTTGCGGCTTTTGCACCCGGTTGTTCTTCTAATTGTTCATGGTTTAATAAAGGAGAGTGACTCATCTCATTTTCATAACCAACCATCTCACTATTAATGCTGTCATCAAAATTACTTGATACAACACGAACCATATCAACTTGATAACCTAACAATTGTGCAATTTGTTGAATCATTGGCTCTGTCGCTGGATAACGAAATTCTGCTTTAATGATAGTAACACTTTGATTGTTTAAGTTAGGGAATCCGTATGGGTCTTTTTGTATTGGTGTGCTTTTTGGCTCACCAATATTGACAGGGTCAAACTTTTTTAGATTGTATCTAAACATATCTAAAAAGTTTTTGTCAACTTGACCAGCAATTTTGATAGTGTAATTGTAAGTATGTACACTTTCCATGATGTATTTTCGTAGGCTTTTCATTTCTTAATTCCTGTATCTATTATTTATCTTTTTAATTGGATTTTGCCGCCAACATCTTTAGCAACTCATTTCTATCCAAAGACTTTCCCTCACCCATTGGTGTAGCTTCTATTTGTTCTTCTTTTGATGCTACCTTTTGATCCAATGTTGCTTTCTTTAGTTGCAACTCAATCATCTTTAATTTTTTGTTTAATTTAGCTGTTTTTGCAGTAATAGCATGGCCCAGCATACTACTAGCACTATTGAAGATTTCACTTGCAAAACGACTATCAACCTGCATTCCTAGATCCATCAAGTCTTTATAGCTTGATGTTGCTAAACTAGCAAGTTCATCCATCTCCCCGTCTGCGGCTTCTAATCCACGTACTTGAGGTAATGCTTCTTCAATTTTAGTTAAGTTATCTAATGCAGTTGTAGTGACTAAATCTGCATTCTCAGGAATAGGTTTAGCTAGAGTATCAATCTCTTCCTGAGGCAATTCGAATAATTCTTCAAGTGTCTTGGTCATAAAAGTATTTAGTTACTTTCGTGAACCGTTTCTAAAAAGGTCATCTTCTGTTATTACTCTGAAGGTAAATCCTTGTGCTTTGCAATATGCCATAGCCGCCTGCCACTTTGCATGGTTGACCGCTACTACTAATCTATCCCTGGCACTAGCAACACGACTTTCAATTAAACTTTGTTTTTTGGGTTTTATTTCAACAACCTCAGCAAGTTGTTTACCATACTTGTTTTGATACACTACAAAAAAATCTGGTATATACATGTGTACCTTGCCATCTAGTGGGCTTCTATATGGAATAGACATTGATTCACTAGCCCAACTAGTTACATTTTTATTAGTATCACAAAATGTCATGAAGGTTAGTTCCCAACCTGATCTGTATTTAGGTGCGTGTTTGCCTATATACTTGTGTCCGTTTTTTGGCGTAAATATGCCTTGTGCCCATTTAGACATGATTACTGCACGATGTTACGTGATACCGGTTGATTTGATTTAGGAACAACAGCAATGCCGTATAATGAAGTTTTGCTTTTAAAACTATTAAGATAGTAAGCAATGGTTTGATTCATTTCCATTTTGTTAGTACCTTTAATTTGATCTAATAAATTAAGTACTGGAATTTGTGTTTCTTGTGATATCCTAAATAGTACATCAGTAAAATTGGCCGCTATATTTTTTGATGCACAAACTGATAAAAAGTAGCCATGTACGATATCGTATTCATTAGCATTAACTACTAAGTTGATGGAGTAAAATGAATCAAATATTCTAACTGTTTGATCCATTGATGTTCTAGTATCTAATATTCTTGGCATAGTATTATTTATTACCTAAATATTAGGGGTTTCTGTTTCCGGCGTATGGATTTATTCCTATTTGTGCAGGATTAGCGACTGCATTTGGTGGGGTACCGGCAGTTCCTAAACTAGTAGGAGTTGCACCAAATATAGGTGTAACAACATTTATGTTTCTATTGGGTGTCTGTTGTACCGCATTAGTAATGCCAGCAACAACTTCAGATTTTACTAGATTTTTAATAGGTGCATTTTTAAATGTATTATATGTTGTGCCGGCTGCTTGAACTGCTCCTAATATATTACCTTGACCTAATGCTGACATTGTACCGCCTACACCATCTACCAATCCACCTTGACCTAAAATAGTACCATTTGCTCCTGGTCTTGCTATAGGACTTACTGTTCTATCATAGTTTGCATCTAAACCAAAACCAGTAACAATATTACTAGGAGTTCTACCATCAATAGCACCTTCATTATATACAACAGTTTCATAATCTAAATTCATTTGCATTTCCATAGTGCCATTGCTCTCACTGTAACTATAAGTGTCATGGTCAAATTTACTAATGATAGGATTAATTAATGTATACGCTACAAAATTGTGTCTATTAAGGCCAAATACAGTAACGTTTTTAAAGAAAGGTATTTTATTACCTGTTGGATTTGGTGTCTCACCTATATATCCCCAATCATCATTTCCAGTAATAGAAGGTACATAGGTTGTTCGGTCATTATAAGTAGCTAACGTTCCTGTTTGATTTTCGGCGCCTCCACGTGCACCTGCAAATACAACCTTAGGTTTCGTGCCATCAGAATAATTGTAATTGTAATATGCTTTCCACAAATCACGAATCATATTGCCGTTGTCATCGTGAAAAGAAATATTAACAGGATCGTATTTGATTTTTGTTTGTACAATTCTTTTACGATTATACTGATTCATTGTTGTAGTATCAAATGAAAAACCAGGTAGTTTGACTGTCTTAACTACTAAACCAAAGTTAGCACCCGTGCTAACATTCTCTGAATATGCTTGAGGGTTTATTTCAAAGTAAACATGAAAGAGAAATTTGAATTTAGGCGCGTATTGATAACCATTAGGCCTAAATGTTTTACTAGCGTGTGTGTAATCACGAAGGAAATCGCTGCCGAAAAATGTTCCGGCAGCGTCCTGTAAGGTGTTCTGAAAAAATCCAGACATTAGCTAGATTCCTTTAATTAAAAATTAAAGAGAACCGCCGATACCTGTAGCGATTGAACCAACTGTACGACCAACACTTGCACCGACACCAGAACCAATTGGTGATTGAATTGCGTTATCATAACGTAAAGTCATTGCAATAGTTACAGCTTCGTTTGTAGCATAATTTAGTGTATTATAATTAGCTGTTTGTAAGAAGCAACCATATAGTTCCCATGTTTCTAATACGATAGGAGCGGCTGCACCGTTACCACCATCTAAGATTTCAACGTTTGTTTGAAACTTATAATCTTGACCAGTTGCGGCTGATGCTTGTTCAACAAAGTCCATTTGTTTCTGTAATTGTTGACCAACCAATCTACTTACTGTGTTTGATGCATCATCACGAACGTTAATGTTCATTGGTGCCCATGTATGTTTACCGGCTAAATACATCGTTGAGTTGTATACTGGTAATGTGATTTCAGCAAATGATAAGTTGGGACGAGAGCAGTCAATAACTTGTTTAGTTAATTCAATTGAACTAGCACTTGCGCCAAAATTCAAAAAGTTTACTCTGAATCTAAATTGTAGTTTTGGCATTAACAAGCCCTGATTGCCCCCGGCGTTGTCAGATGCTACTGTCATGTTAAACAATGATTGTGAGGCTGTTGCCATTTTTGTTTCTCCTGTTATATATATTTATCTTTTAAATTCCCCTATTGCTAGGGGATATTTAGATTACTGTGATAATTCACCTGTGTTCAAAACTCGTACTGGAATATAGATGAATTCAGCTGCCTTAACAGGCTCAATTGCAACGTCAATCCAAAGTTCGTTTCTGTCAATTCTAGCAGGAGTGTTGTTTGATTCATCACAAACTACTAGATAATCATACAAGCCACGTTTAGCAACTAAATCAACCATCAATGTTTCTACAACACCGGCGATTTGATTACGTGTTAATGCGTCATTTGGTTCGAATACGAACGGTCTTGCTGCCAATGTCAATTGTCTACGAATGTACGCAATTAATCGTGCAACGTTTACTCTGTCTAATGCGCTTTGTGAATTGAAACTTGTTTTGTTACCATAGTTCAATAATCCAACACCAGTGAAGAACACTAATGGGTTAATGAAATTGATATACAATACATCACGTATACCAATACGTGTTTTAGTTGTAATAAATTCACCAGTAACTGCATCCAAATAACCAATGTTTGTAGCATTGTCAATTGTACCACGGCGAGTACCCGCTGCCGCTAACCATGGATAGCTGACTGTATCGTTACGTAAGAATGTACGCAACATCATGTGGCTTGGTGGAACAGCGACTAAGTTACCAGCTAGATCCGGTGCAATACCACTTGGATAGAATAGACCTAGGTATGTATTACGTGTTACGCAACCTGCCTCTCCTGTACTTTCAGCGCCGGCTGCGTTAGTAGCCCATGCTTGAATTGCAGTAGCATCGTCCGGTAATCTCATTGGAGTATCACCGATGATATAGGCTGTTTCACCACGATCAGCATTCAGTACAACCATGTTAGGTTGTAGTTCTGGATAGTATGGTGCTGCCATCAAGTTGAAGTAATTATCTTCATCACGAATATCTGTATTTGTGTCAATTACAGAACGTAATGATTCAACAACCATGTTACGTTGTGCTTGGCGACCCATGTAAGGAGATCCGTTTGCTTGATTACCACTTACAGATACCCATGTATAACTAAACAAAGGTAAGTTAGCATCGTTAGTAGGATCTGCTGGATCGTAAGCACCTGCATCTGGATAGTTTGCACCTGTAAAATAATTTGTTCTAAATTGTTTTACGTTATATCCTGAACGGCGTGTGTTGAATAACAACATACCATTTGGATATAGACTTGGACTAGGTGCATCTAAGTCAACATAGTTACTAGCTAGTAAACTAGTAATTGACGGTACAGGATCATCTACAGGGTTAATAGCACCACTTGAACTCCAACGTGCATCCAAGAATGTAACGCCTGTGCTACTAGTTTGGTCACTATTATCTAAACGAACCCACTGATCTATACCACTAACTGATTCCCAGCGATTAATTAATGGATATGTCTCCAAGTCACTAGTATCAATCCAAATATCACCGTATGCTAATGGATCACCGTTGCTTTGTGTTGTTGGCTCACTAGCAGTGCATAATGGACCATTTGGATCAGTTGCATTACTGCCAGATGGCTGAGGGAAACCTGAACTATCATAGTTCAACGTACCATAGCCATTCCATTGACCATTATAGTTTACTAGAATGTCAACTTGGTCTGCTACTGAGTAGAACCAGTTTGTATTATTAGTTGGCAATGCTACTGGAGCACCTTCATTTGCTACATAATCTAATTGAACCCAGTCACTAATTTGAACTAGATAATCTTGTGGAAGAGTTACACCGGATACAAATGTTACCCCTGTAACAGGACCTGTTGCGCCACCACCGCTTATACTTACAACTTTAAGTACTAAATTGTTAGCAGTAGTGGTTCCACCTAAACTTGTATATGGAATTGTAATTGTATCTCCAACTGCATAACCACTACCACTTGATGCACCAGAAACTCCGTCACCCACTAATATGTATTGGCCGTAATATAATCTAACTACGATAAATGCTCCTGTTCCGCCAGCCGGGGGAGTAGGATCTTGAACAGTAACTTGATGGTTTAATGAAAACCCTGTTTTTACATTAGTAGTACTGTCTGCAACAATACCTGCTTGGCTTAAAATAGTTGCATTTGAGCCTGCGTATATAGAAGAAGTAGGATACCAATCGCTCATTGATATAATACCACCCACAGTCTGTGTCAATTGAATTGCACCATCTGTAGTTACTGCACACGTTGTGTTAGGGATTCCAGCGGCCGACCATGCAGTCACGAAATCTGTAGGCTCATCACCATTAGACAGAGGACCTACTGTATAAACAGTAGACAAACCCGATGATCCAGGGACACTTACTTGAACATAAATAGAAGCGGATCCTCCCGGAATACTAGACAATGTCCAATTGGTTGTTGTACCTGTTGCAACAGTTGCACCTGTTGTAGATTTTTCCCATAAAAAGATTGGTCCTTGATTGAAATAACCATAGTTAGGTATTTGTGGGTATGCTGGACCGTCATATGAATATTGTGCATATATTGTACCTGCAGGGATTGCTTGACCACCAGTTGAATCTAATGTAGCAGTTACTGCCCAATCAGATGTGCTTGATGTTACAGTTTGTGCAGAGAAACTTGCGGTTACTGTGCTGTATTTAGATACGACTGGAGCTAATCCATTACCAGAACTTCCAACTTTCACCCAGACAGATCCTGATGGGCGAGGATAAGTTTGACTTGCTTGCCATAATGGCATCTGAGATGCCGTACCGAACAATACTGCAGGTTGATAGAAGTCACCACCTGTTGTAAGTCCACCGTCAGTAGTGATGCCTAAATCATCAAGTACTGATCCAACCGTTTGAGTTAATGCCAATGATACTGCTTCTGAAGTCATCGGTTGTGATGAATAAATTTCTAATTTATTTGAACTATTTGCTACTGCACTTACATATGTCCAACCCAAAGCATTGATTAAAGTTGCAATACCTGCGGCTGAATTATTAGGAGCCGCAGGAACTGTAATAGTAGCAGTCAAGAAACCTGTTCCAGCTAAACTAATAGTAAATGCATCACCCGGAGTCAATGGATTAGTACTTGTAGTACTTGAGTCTGCTCCTTGAACTGTAGGAACATCATTAGCCCAAGCCGCAGAACCTAATGTTACCCATACATTGTCTGTCGTTTTATAAAAATATGTACTACCACTATTTGGATTAGTTGAAGTTGGCGCAATCGCATTGATAGCATATTGGCCAATATTACCAATACTATTCAACGGAACACCACCACTCAAGCTAGTAGCATCACTAATAACAATAGGTACTTGCAATTCAAATTGACCAGTAGACGCATTGAATTCATAAATGCCCCAAGTACTTGTTGTAGTGTCTAACCAATATGTACCATTAGCTGGTTCTCCTGTCGGGCGACTTGTTTGCCCAACCAAGCTAGCTAAATCAATGTCAGCACGTAAAACATAACAACGATTTGTAGCGCCCAATAAGCTGTAGGCAGCTAATAGACCATATTCGTTTAGTTCGTAACCTTGAATTGGTGTACCATTCGTAGTTGTATAGAAGAAAGGAGTACCATATAAGCTAACCAAATCACGTTGACTTGTTACTTGATATAGTTTACCTGCATTTGCGGCTGTTGTAGCTGGAGCTACAGCAACACCTGAACCGTCTGCTTTATTTTGTGCTGTTGCTAGAACAACAAGAGGAACTGAGTTTGTTGGGGCTGGAAGATATTGACTTTGGTCAATGATCGTTACTTCTACGCCTGGAGATGTTAATGCCATTTTATTTTTTCCTTTATGTAAAATTATGAGGTTTACTACCTAAATTGCATACTATTATTTATCGAAGGATCACAAAAAAGCTGATTTAGCGTGCCTTCGAAGGTTTTTAACTAAATAATATATGGCACTATTAAGACCCATCTGCCCCAAATGTAATAAGAATTATAAAGCTATTAATTATGTACGTGAAGGGACCACACATTATCGCAGTACATGTGATGAATGCGGTCGTAAAAAAAATAAAGAAAAGCCACGAAAAGCTAATTGGACAATGGGCAATTATAAGAAAAAAGCCACATGTGATTTATGTGGCTTTAAAAGTCTGTTCCCCTCACAAATTACAGTCTTTCATATTGACGGCAATTTAGAGAATATTGCTCAATCTAATTTACGTAGTATTTGTTTAAACTGTGTTGAGGTTGTCAAAAAGAAAGAAGTTAACTGGAAACGTGGTGATTTACAAGTTGACTACTGAGTTGACTTGCTTATGTAACTCATCAATTGATCCGTTGTTATCAATATAATGGTCATACAATAACCCAATGCTACTGTACTCACTAGCATGAACTGCGTAGTTTGCTAATTCAACCATAGCTTTTTGATGTTGTTCACTATGTTCGGGTTCGTTGTTATAGTCAACGGCGGAACTATACCAGACTGGTCGCTCACCTCGACTAACACGCATTGTGATTCCACCTACATTTTTTATAGAATTAACTTCGTTAGCAAAACGACAGTCGGTAATGACAATGTTATCACTGGTCTGGCGTAGTTTATTCTCTACACTAGCAACCCAAATATCTTTATGAAATCCATTGCGGCATACTTCCGTACCCCAATATTGTAATACCCAACGAGGAGTAATTTCCATACCCAATCGTTTACTCCACCACTCATCTCGCTTTTCTCGCCATTCGCGGCTAGATTTAGTTGAACCCTCTAGATATTCTCTATTCCAACCAAATACTGCGGCTACTGCATCTTTCAATGAAGCCGCATAACTCAATCGTTTGAATCCATGAAACGTACAAAGATAGTCAGCAATCGTGTCTTTGCCGCTACCTATCAATCCTGTTACTCCAATAATCATAAAAAACTCCCGTAGTACATATTATACTACAGGAGTCTTTGAAAGTAAAGAGATTAGTTATGCAGGCTTACCCAAGTATCTATTTTTATTCAAATCTGTTGATAGCCCGGTCTTAATGAATTGAATATGTCCAGTGGGGTCGTAAGTGTTACCCTGTTTATCTTGTAACCAATAGTGCGGAATCTTTTTCCATTCTTCACTATATTCTGGATTACTTTCAATAAACTGTTTTCTTGCAGTTGGATCATTGAAATCTAATCCTTGTTTAATAAACTCACGCTTCATTTCTTTTGTGAAATCTGCTTTGTCATAAACAACATTATCTGCTATAAACTATCCACCGAATCTATATAACTCTATACTC